TCAGCTCCCCTCCGCCGCCTGCTCTATATAGCTGTCGCAGCATAATACGATCTCGCATTTGATAAGCTCCGAATTAACGTCCGTCACAACGGAAAACGTCTTGAGCCTTGCAGCGTTATAAAATATACCGTCAGCGGTAAGAAAATATCTTATATTGTTGCTCATTTGCTGATTTAATTTAACTCCGGGAATAGGACATTCCGACTTCAATACAATTCCTTTGAGCTTTAAATATGCGGGAAACGAGCCGTTATCGGTAAAATATATACTGTTTTCAGAACGATTCTGAAAGCTGTAACGGCGGTCACGGGACAGTTCGTAAGAAGAAATATATAATCTCACGTCTCCCAGCTCTGCAACGCGGTATTTTTCTATGTCAAGACTGTGATTCATAAACGACCTCCGTTTTTCCGAGTAATTCGACTCTGCATTCAAGAATAAGCCGCTTGAGTCCGTTATCCTGCACCGGAGCCGATATTTTTGCGGAATTTATAACATATCCGCTGGAGGTAAGCTTATCCAATATCCGAACGTCGAGCATTTCATAAAGGCTCATAGGGGAAGTATAAGGCCTGCCGAGTATTTTAACGTCAAGTAAATATCTTTCCCTGAAAAACTTATCGTTTTCCCCGACAAAAACGTTTTCAAGATATATTTCCGCAACGGACGCCACAGCGTATATATCGCCGTGCTCCATTACGGGAATTTTTTCATATTCGCTGTAAACGTCGGTGCCGCCGCTTTTTACAATCTGATAAATTCCGTTTACCATATGCTTTAACTGCGCCATATATCTTCTCCCTTACCCGCAGCAAACCGCGGTAAATATAAATCCGTCGTCATAGAGAAGATCGGACGCGGCTTTATAATATTCCCGCATAAGTTCTCTGGCAAAATCATATTCAAGCTGAGAATTGCCCTTTGAATCGGCTGTTCCCGCATAAGTATAAGCGATTTTGTTTTTCACGCACGTTATCTGACTGTATCTGAAATTTGCTATTGCGGCGCAAAGGTAGTCAAGCCTTGCGTCGGAATCCTGAACGTCCTCCTTTAGCCTGCGTTCTACCTGGGCAATTGCCGAATCTATCAGCGGACGATATGTCTCCGTATCAGTCTCGCCTGAAAAAAGTGTAAAAAGAGAACTTATCTGATTAATATTCATTTTTTTTAGCCCCCATTCTGAAATCGTCCAAACAGTCCTTTTTTATATCCAATTGAGAAACGGTTTTAGATTTATGCTCCCTTTCAAGCAGTTCCTTGAATTCAATAAGCTCCTCCGCATTCATTTTATCTGCGGCGGCAGAAAGCGCCTTAGCGCATACGGAAGAGCCGGAAGCAAGACAAAGCTTATAAATATCTGTTCTTACGCTTTTGCATAGCTTTTCCATAAGCTCTTCACTATATGCCTTCGCCTCCGCCGAATCTGCGCTTCTGCCGAATCTTTTTGTAACTCCTGCGTTGACCTGCGCGGGAACTGCCACAAAGCTCCACTCATAAGCGTCGCTTATATCATCTAAAACGGCATGAGCCGTCTTTCCGCTGTATTTTTTACCCATTACATGAGGACAGCCTTTCCTTTTCAAATCCGTTCCGCATACGGAGCATTTTTTTGAGCCGGCGCTGCAAGAAATGCTTACTTCCTTTTTTATACCCCCGTCTATCTCTCGTATCAATCCCGAATTTGAGTCTGTTCTGACCATATAGGCTCTGCCCTTTAAGTAAGTGTAAGGTTCGCCGTTTTTCGTAGCTTTTGTATTATCGGTTACAAGCTCGGTTGAAAAAATCCTTGCCGTCTGTCCTCCGCTTTTCGGATTATGATCAAATATTCCGGTTTTCCCTACAAACAGCTTTTTTAAGCTTTCCAGCGCGTTCTGAGAAAATCTCTCGCCATCTCTGTCTATGTCGTTGTCGCAGAGAATAACGTCAAAAATATACACCTCATCCTCAGACATTTCCCGTCGTGTAAATTCATTCAGCCTTTTGAGTATTTCTTCCTTTTCCATATATTTCGTCCTTTCATAAATATTTTGCAGCTTTTATTCCGGCGGACGCCATTTCAGACGTCCGCCGGAGCTTCAACAGCCGGACTTATGACTTATCCATATTAAGTACCTTTACGGCGTCCGCCATAAGCTTTTTGAACACAAGGTTGCAGGAAACGCTGAATGCGTCCATCTGACGGTCTATAAGCTTATCCGATTCCATAATGAGATCAGAGCTTGTAATAAATTCAAGCGCATACTGCCTGTCTATTCCTATAACAGTCAGATCGTTGATCTGGTTTGATTTAATAAGTCTTGTTCCGAACGGAAGAATAACGTTTCCTCTTTCGTCAACAGTAATCGAATCCCTAAGCTGCTCCATTGAAATAATTTCCGCAGCAATTTTAGGAGATACTATCAGATCAGTCATATCATAGACCTTAAAGTTTCCGTAAAGTCCGGTAAGGTCTGAAAAAGCCAGCGCGCTTCCGGCAATATCTATAACGGCCGCGTCCGATTTCAAGGTGGAAATAGCGCTGCTTACCATTGCGTCGGCAAGCTTTTTACCTATTGAACGAAGCATTAAGGCAAATACGTCCAATCTCTGAAGCCTTACCGCCTCATACGAAGCTGTAATAAGTCTGCCGTATTTTAACAGGCTGACAGATGTGGCGGATTCTTTAATAGAGGTTTCCGGCAGAGCGTTTCCCTCGGTTGTTTTGGAAGTGTACGGAACATTGTCTGTAACCGAATAGCCTCTGTACTGATTGCAGTCTGAAATCGTCTTAACAGCGACAATGTCGCCTAATATAGAATCTTCCATACCCGCGTTTACGGCTCTCCTGACGAATTCAGGAAAAAGCACCGCGCTTTCCGTTGTCACAAAGAATTTTTCTACCTTATCGCAGTTCTCGCCGCTTATTTTTATATCGAAGCGCTTAAGCTGTCTTTCAAAGGCGTCAAGATTGCTTAACGGCGTTCCGTCATAGTTTTCATCAGGATCGCGTTCCTCAAGAACCTGTATAAAGCTTTTTCCCGCAAGATTATAAAGTCCCTTTTCAAGTTTTATATCATTATACATAATTTATCCTCCATATTTTAATTTTCATTTTCAAGTTTTCTTTCAATCTCCTCGGCCTGAGCATTTTTCAGACGCGCGTCGGCAAGAACCGATTCGTCCTGAAGATTGATATTATCCCATTCAACATACGCTTCGCTGTCGGATCCTATCTGCATCAGATATGCCGAGGCGATTTTTCTGATAACCGGCGTTATAAGCCTTCTGTAATACTCCAGCTCAGATGTAAGAATATCAGCCTGCTGCGACGACATCCGCTCGGTCGTCGACCAGTTGAGTCCCAGAAGAAACGGCGGAACCGAAAGCTTTGCTATAAGCTGCTCCAATATCTGTCTTACAGGAATCTCGGTATCAAAAAGCTGATTATCTGCTCCTATGACTCTTATGTCGACGTCTCCGACAGCGACAAAATCCCTTATTTCACCGTTTTTAGCAGCCGTCATACCGTCCGACCATTCCTTAGCGATCTGCATCGCCCTTTCCTTTGAATACGCCCTTTCAGAGCTGTCCCCGGTAGGCTTATAGGTAACCGCATATCTTACATTCCCAGCTCTTTCATAGTTCTGTCCGATACATTGATATATTTTCATCAAAATCCTGCTTAGAGCCGGCAGTCCCCTGAGTATTGAAACCCCCATGGTTTTTCCGGGCGGAGGATTCAATGCTGAAAATAATATAAGATTAGGATTTTCAAGACGTTTAAGCCTTCCTCCGCTCTGCTTCAAATAATAAACGGCGCAGCCTGTAGACTGGTCCGGCAAGACAGCGATCTTCGACGGATCTCCATTATAAAGAGAGCTGATATTCATGGTTTCACGGTCGAGAATAATTTCGCCTACCGCGTTTCCGTATGTAAGAAGACTTTCAAGAAAGCTGTCTGTAAAGCTCTGCATAGAAACTCCCGTTAGTCCCACAGGAACACCGGACACAAAATAATCCATCGTTTCCTGCATTCCTTCATCGGAGCATATAATTCTGTAGCCTCCCGTAAGCCTCACAATCTTACCGATTGCCGCGTCTATAACAGGCACTGTGAAACGCAGTCTGTCATAAAGCTCCTTTTCCCAGCAATCTACACTATTCGGAAAATCGGCCGTCTCGGAGCCTCTCGAAGCAGAATAAACAGCCGCTGTATCGGTTTGAACGCTTCTCTTTCCGCCTTTGAATAGTTTCATTAAATTCACCTCCCTTCAACGCGCGACAGAAGCCACAAAAAAATCATCGGTATTGCCTGAATCTATCGCGGCAGTCACAAAATATCTGATATCGTCCATCGCATGATCATTCTCCTTTACCGGAATATCGCCTCCGGACTTTTCATTCCAGCAGTATAGCGAAAACTCCCTTAGGCAGTCCTGACAATCCGCAGATATGAGAATTCTCCTGCTTTTCAAAGCGTCGCTTACCCGCCTTATTCCGTAAAGAACATCGTTTTTCGCAGGTATAACTCTAAATCTTCCGTGACGCCTGATACATTCTATAAAGCTTGCCGCCGACGGATCAACGATTATATATTCCGGCTCACGATCTCCTATAAGGCTCTCCAGACCGCTGTAATGCTCCTCGTCGGTTCTCGATATCCCTTCTCTTCTGGAATCATAATAATATTCCTCCAGCCTGTACCAAACTCCTCCGCAGCGCCCCCACAGTCCGAATGACGACGGATTAACTGTTCCGTAATCGCACGACACGACAAATCGGTCGCAATCCGGAGCCTTTTCAAACGTATGAATGCTTTCGCTGAACATCGGGTAAACCCTGCCGCTTGCGGCAGTCCACTTGCCAAGAATAAACCTGTCATAAAAAACCCCGGAATAAAGCTTTTCATATCTTTTTCTTATTTCCCCGGAAAGAGACGGATTATCCTTCATAGTAAAATGAATATAAAGAGCATTTTTTTCCTCGGATTTTTTTATCCATTCCCGGTAAAACCAATGATACGGATTATCCGGATTGCAGTTGAACCACATTTTAGAACCGGAAACAGAGCATCTGGCCATCGCTTGCTCTACAAACGATCTTGGCATAAGAGCAACCTCGTCCATAAGTATTCCTGAAAGCGTCATGCCTTGAATAAGCGCCGCAGAGCTCTCGTCTCTTCCTCCGAACAGATAAAATCTGTTTTTCCTGCCGTAAAGACTTATATCGATATAATTTTTGCTGACCTTTTCAATATAATTAAATCCCATAGCGCCCAGCAGACCTGCAAGAGGCTCTACAAGATTGCGGCGAAGCGACGAAACAGTTTTCCCGCAGAGAGCAAAGGAATTGCCTGAAAACGAACTCATGGCCCAGCTTACAAATCCCATCGACATGCAAAGCGTCTTTCCCGATCTGACCGCTCCGTCGCATATGACGGCGTCTTTTTTTCGGTATTTAGGGATACCCCACCAGGAAAGAGCAAGCTTCTGTTTCGGCGAAAAGCTTTTAAACGTCATCGGCAGTTTCATCCTCCAATCCGGTAAGAGCGTCAATAAGATTTGCCGCAGCCGACGCGGTATTTTCCTCGGACTCATATTCGTAAATCCGTTCCATTGCCTTTTGTCTGTCAAAAAGCTTTATTTCTACTCCTCCTCCCTTGACTCTTTTCATTTCCGACACATTAAAAAGATCCAAAGCTCCGATCTTATCGGGCGAAGGAAGCTCCTCTGAAAAAACCAGCGACGCCGCGTCGTTGGCTCTTCCGAACGCAAGCCTTTCAAGACCGGTCATAACGACCGCCTTAGGAGGTATGCTTTTCTGCATAAGGCTTTCAATAAGCCTTCTATACCTTGCCTGATTAATAATATTCGTACCGTCGGCAAGGGCAGTTTCAGGAGGCAGTCCGCTTTTCAGCGCCGCTTCGTATACATCTCCTAATCTTGCATAGTTACAGCAAAAAAGTCTGCATAACGATTTCTGATTTAAACATGACATAAAAAAACCCCTTTCGTTAAATAGTAACGGTAAGCGAATGAATGCTCCGCTGTTTAATACCGTTCACTAATAGGCCGAAAGGGCGTATTTTTTGCATTAAAATATACAAATAAGAAAAATTAAATTTACGATTTGTTGATTTTAACAAATTGTAAATTTAATTTAAGCGCTAAATTGTGAATATAAACAAATCGAGATTTTTTCATAAAATTATGTTGACATTTAGAAAATAAGCGTGTATAATAATATAGTCGCATAAAGCGGTAAGCGAAAAACGACATAAATGGCGGCATAGCTCAGTTGGCTAGAGTACTCGGTTCATACCCGATTGGTCGTTGGTTCAAATCCTACTGCCGCTACCAAATAAGGCCCGTTGGTCAAGAGGTTAAGACACCGCCCTTTCACGGCGGAATCATGGGTTCAATTCCCGTACGGGTCACCAGCATTAAGGCTCGGAAACAGCGTAAATACGTTGTTTCCGAGTTTTTGTTTTACATTGAAAAACAGGTTTGTCCGCTACTTGTCCGCTATTTGGATTTTTGCAGCGGACAAATTCTTTTTACTCGCTCGGAAGAAAAGAGAATGCCTTATCCATTGCGTCAGCAACTCTCGCCTGTGCGTTCTGAAACTGATGGGAATATACATTCAAAGTCGTCGAGGAACAGCAATGCCCTAACGCACCCGAAACAGTCGTAACATCAAGTCCAGCTGAAATAAGTGAGCTTGCTGCAAAATGTCTGAAACTGTGAATACCATAGAAAGGCAGTTCGTTTTTCTTACAAAACTCCTTCAGCCAGCCATAAGGAGTCTGATTGTTCATCGGTTCGCCGTTCCATTTCACGAAAAGCCGGTCTCGGTTTTCAAGGCTTCATTTTCATTTTTCAAAGAAAGACTTTCTGCTTTAAGCTGTATATTTTCCGCTTCTGCATTTTTAGCACCCGCATAATTTTTAGCCGCAGCGGACAGCATTTTAAAATCGTCTCTCTTGATTGCAACTGTATTAAGCGGAAGATTTGTAGTTTTGACCTCCTCAATATTTTCAATTTTAGCAATCTGCTTCGACATTTCGGCAAGCTGTTCCTCCGTCTTTTTCAGCTTGTAC